TTTATTGGTAAATCATCGTGTTTAGTTTTAGCATATTTCTTCACACTACTCTTCTTCATTTTTTTTGCAGCTTTCTGAGCATCTTTAGAAAATTTACCGGCAGGTTGTTCACCCTTTTGGATAGACCGAACAATTCCCATGAACTTCTGTTGTTTCTTGGAAACCGATGGCATTTTATCCCCTCATTATTGAGTTGATAATAGATTCAATTTTTGTTTCAGGTTTTTCTTTTTCTACACCTTCGTTAACAGGTCTCATGAAAGCACCGTGTGTAGATGGATTGGATACAAAATCAAAAGCGATGAGTTCAAAGTCTGGCTGAACCTCAACAGTACCATCTTCACCGTTTTTTTCATTTACTGGCTCAACACTACCTAATCCCCTTGATGAAATACCAAGTTTTATGCCTGATTTAAATAACTCTTTTAATATATTTCCACTTGGTGTGGACAGAACTTCTACAGTTCCTAATAAGTCGTCTCCGTCCCAATGCATCTCAATAACATTATGTGACGCATTATTTAAATTAACAACAGAGGATTCTGGATGGTCGAGTTCTCCGAGTGCTCTTCGTTCAGCTACCTGTTCTTCTAAATACTTAGACACTTCTTTCAACAATACTTCTCGTGGGTAGACTCGGCCATTTTGATTTTTTGATTCAGCTCTTTGTAGTACACCCTTTACTATTAAACGACCATCATTTTCTTTAATACTCTCATCAATCTTTTGACGAGATATTTCAAATGGTCTTACATCTACTAATAATTTTTTATTCATTTTATTACCCTACGTTTCCTGTGTATACAAATGTTATATCACCGATAGCACCAGTACCATTTGTTTGTCTCCAAGCAACCGGATTGATATCTAAACGAATAGGACCACCAGCATCATCTACAACTGAACCAGTTATGTATGTGCTGATACTACCAGACTCATAGGCAAAAGCGTATGCTCCGTTCAAATTGACAACAACATAATTTGGTCTATCTTGTATTGTTTCTTCAGCAGGTGTTGTTACTTTACCATAAGCACTTGTTGGAATAGGTTTAGGTTGTTGTTTTTTACTATTATTAGGATTTGCTTCATATCTTGACATTTATTTGCCTCCCCAAGAGCTTCGTTTAACCCAAATATCAAAAATGATATCGGATACTTCTTTTCTTATTTCTTTTTTTATCTTTTTCACATCATCATTAGATAAAGCTTCATCAACAAACTTATATCCAGTTGCTTTCTCAATGTCTTTTTTCCTTTTCTTTTTCATTCCTTTTTTACTAAAAGCATATGGTGTCATAATCGGATCAATACTAGCAGTTGTAGTTATTTCTTTTAACTTTTTATGAAATAAACCACTTATTAGCTCCTTGACTAAGGAATCAAACTTTGCTGAGTTCTTTATCGAGTTCATAGTATCTCAACAATTGTACAACAGAGTTATCGTCTGTTTGTTTTGATTCATTCAAACAAAATTTATCAACACAATTAATTGCTTCTTGTAATTTGATTTTTAATACTTTATCTTTTACTTTCTGAACTTTACCATTAAGAGTCTTTTTTAGTTTTGGTATTTGTGTTTCTACAAACACAGAAAAGTTATTTGTGTTAGAAATATTGCTTATATATTCTTTAAGAACATGTTTTTGTTCATCTGAAAGATTAGTATATTTTTTATTAAATTTTTCTAAAAGTGTTTTATAAGAAAGAATTCTTAAATCTTTGTCTTTAAACTCTTCAGGTATGTATGATTTATTTTTAGTATGTTTTAGTGTAGTTACATTTTCTACAATAATAAAGTAACTTTCAGTTTTTTCATCTGCTCCCATTTCATTAATACCTTCAAATAATTTGTAAACAGATGCAAATACTTTGTAATTTGGAACTTTTGAACTGAATAATTGATTTACATCATAAGACTCTTTTATAGTAGCGATGATATTGTATTTCTCTCTACGAAGGGTAGCATTATTTAATCTACCTCTCTGTCTTATAACTTCCGATAAAAAGAAATCGGCTTTTTTATCTGACTTAAACTTTTTAGTCATGATTAGATTGTATAAAGCCAACTCTTTTCCTATTTCAGTGTGTTCATTAAATTGTTTCTTAATGATTTTAAGAGCTGGTGATTCCTTTTTTTTGTTCAAAACGTCTACGGTTACTTGTCTTAAAAGGAATTCAAAGAGAAGTCCCGTATTCCTTAACTTACTATGCTTAAATTTGCTCATAAAATATTCCAAAGTATTTTGATACAATTATTCATATATAAATATAACGTAAATTAGATAAAGTAGTAAATTACTCTTTTATTATATTATCTTCACTTAACATAGATGGTTTTCTTTTCGGAAACTTATTCTTAAGTTGATCTAATATACCTTCACGAGCAATTACTGTACTAGCTTTTGATGTGGCAAGAGGTGAATTACCTTTGAATTCTCTTTTTCCATATGACCTATCAACATCTTTCAAACTATCATGACCATATTTGTCATTCATTGTTTCTTGGTCTTTGAAAGGCTCTTTTTCACTACCACCCCATTCACCTTTTCTTGGTTGTTGATTTGGATTTAAATCTTCATCACCCTCTTCCTCAGGTTGTTGTGTAGCAGGATCTGAACCCTCTGCTTCTATTTGTTCCAATCGAAACTTTTGTTTTGTGTCCTCTACAATTCCTTCATAAATATTTACTTTTTCTTCATCACTTAAATCAAATATATTATCATATACCCACTTACGACTGAATAATTTACTATCAAGTGCAGTTTGTGCAATATCTAATTGTTGATTCATCAACTCTAATTTTTCTTGTTCATGAATCATAGAAGGGTTTTGTAACTCTAATGAAAAATCAATTAAATCAGAGTCATTGAAACCTTGTGAGTAAAGATGGACAATACCAATCTTAGTTAATTCACTTACGATTATTTTTTGTAACCTTTCAATAGTACGAGCAAAACGAACATCCTCAGCAGCAAGTGTAGCTTTACCACCACTTAAACCTTCTTCATATCCTAAGAATGCTTTTGGTATTCTTAAACTAGCCATTAACTTATTTCTAAGATATTCGATGTCTTCTATTGCGTCATTGTTAGAAAGACCTGGTAGAGTATCAATCTCTGTTCCACTATCTCCACCACGAACAGGTAAAAAGTAATCTTCCGTAACTGACTCTACATTATATTTTAAATTATACTCACCTGTGTTTTGGTCAATTACAGGCGTCTTTTTCATCTTATTGATGATTCTTTGCATAAATTGTTCAACTTCTCTTGGTGGTATATTTCCAACATCAACCTTAAATATTCTTTTTTCAGGTGCTCTCATTATTCTGTGAATCAACATAGCGTCTTCCATTAATGTCAATTGTTTGAATATCTTCCTTCCATTTTCTAACATTGAGCGCCCATAAGGTAAAAAGTTAGTATCCGATAACATACGAAAGTGAGCCATCTCATAATTTTCTTTTATTTCTTTTTTCTCCATATTGATTTCAAACTGAATCAATTGTGGGTTTGCAGGATCGTGGTCTTCTAATCTAGTGATATCATAAGCAGAGATTGGTTTTACATTAACCACTCCGTACTTATCTACAATATCTAACTGAAGATAAAAATCACCATACTTGGTCATGTTACGAATCCAACTCCATAAATTATACTCAATGTTTATTACATCATAATATAAGTTATGTAAAATCTTTTGTACCTTTGTATTTTCACTTTTTACTTTAAGAATTTCACCTTCAATATTCGTAACTGTGCTTTCGTCTGAATATATGTCAAGTGCAGAAGCGATAATCGGGTCTTGATCCATCAACTCATAATCTTTGAACAAGTCGTGTTTTCTAATCTCGTATGCTGCTCGTCTATTTTGTGCAACCGAATACGGATTCGAGTATGTGTTTTGTATTAACCTCTGATATCGGTCAATAAAATTTGATGTTAAACTTGTTTGTGTAAAGTCTAAATCCTTTACCACTAAACGATTATCGTCTGTTTTTCTAATGATTACATTAGATTGAAATAATCTTCCAAGTCTTGTAAATAAATTATCTGCCATGTTTTACCCCAATAGCCAACTTAAATCTTCTTCTTCACCGTTTTTAAGTTTTACCTTATACGGATTTTCTTTCGGAGCAGATGGTGTCATTACAGTTGTATTACCATTTAGGTTTCCAATTGCACCAACCAAACTACTCTGAAACTCATTTCTCTCTGATTGAATACGGATAGCCGTATCCCTTATCCACAGAAGAATAGAATAGGACATAACAAGGTCATCGTTATATCCGTCTAATGCTTCAGTTTTACTATTCTTATATATAAATACAAAAAGTTCATCAATTAATCGTGTAGATTTTATCTTTACCATCTTTTCACGAGTATATTCTTCCATTTTAGCGATAATCAATGGTTTCGATTTCATTGTTGTAGTAAAACCTGGTATCTTGTTTCTATCTATACTTCTATATTTGTTTGTGTGTTGAATGTCCTCATCTACAATGAGATGATTTTTTTCTTGATAAAAGAGATTTTCATATCCTCTATCAATAATTGTTTGTAGTGTTGCCCATCCAATGTTGTTGTTTTCCACAACAAGTAGAGCATCGTTATATTTAGTTGCTAATTCTATCAGAAAGTTTCCAAACTCAGTTGTTCCTAACTGACCTTTATATTCAGC